TAGTGCCTTCACTTACTTCATCTGTTACTTGTTGAGATTTCCAATCTTCTACATGTCGCTCCCAATCTTTAGGATATTCCTCGAAATTCGCAATCCTATTAGGGTTAATAGACAAATATTGCAAGGCTATATCATTAGTCAGCGTGTCATTGTTGAAAAATTCACTGCTTCCAAAATCCATTGGTAAGGAGTGTATATCACTCTTTAGCCTGAATGATCCTTCTTGTAAGGTTGTGTCTGTGTTTTTTGTTTTGTTTTTTGCCATTTCTTCTATTTTTTTTTGAATTGTTATAAGCCTACTCTTTCCCTCTCGTGCCAATCTATCCCAATAACTCGATAACTTATGCGGGCAACTTGGACAAGGGTCGTTATCGTTGAAAAGATAAGCGTAAAAGGCGATGAAAGTCTCTTTATCCTCTCCCACCGCCTTTGCATAACCTCCTTTCAACAAGTCATTTAATCTATCTTCTGTAAAGTCAGTCATTAATTATTAACCATTAATCATTGAGTTTTACGCCAATTTGTTGTCAAATTTACCCTTAGTGGTGGTGTAATCAGTATCCAACCATCTCAGCGCTGTCTTTGGTTCCTTTTGATTGCTTGGAGTTCCTAATGTAAGGGTATACACACCACCATTGGTACGACCTTCACCCTCTGTAGCCTCTAATCCTATGTAGAACCCATACACATCAAAGGTATTTTCGAGAGTTTTTGTCTTATTTTGAACAATACCCACTACGGACGCTCCTGCTACTATCTTATCGATTTGGTCATAATCATCTTTGCTCTTCCCATATATCTTCAGTACAATATTGTGCTTGTGTCCGTTGAAGTCATCGTCTGATATTTCAGGCTTAGTACTTACTGATATATGGCTCTCCTTGGAATAATCCACCTTATAGGCAGTCTTTCCATTCTTGAGTACTAAGGACTTTATTTGGTTGCCTTCTACTACAGTAGCTCCTAAGTCTATATCCTCTCTATTGACAAGCAAAAGACTCAATTCTACCCCCTTAATCGTGTCATCACAATCATAACCAAAATCCTTAGCTATCTTATTAATACATTGTGCCATGTTTATTATTTATTTTAAATGTTAATCTATAGTAATAGGTAAAAGGAAATATACACCTTTTACCTGTTACTTGTTATATAGCCATTGCTCCAGTAGTTGGCATTACCCTTTGAAAATCCATTCTGTAAGCAGCCTTGATATATACATTCTCATCTTTACCGCCCACGTACTCTATTTCCAAGTTACTTAAAGAACTTAAGCTATCCACTCCTAACTGACACTCAGACTTGTCAAGCAAGATAATACGGTGTGGATTATTCCACTTCGTGCCATCTGAGAAATCTCTCTTGATAATCTCATCAAACCAACGATGAGTAACCACCTTAATACCTTCAAAAGTCATCGTCTCATACCCATTCTCCATCTTGGTTAAAGTGTCCTCATTCTTGTACTCACTTCTAAGGTAACGAGATAGATTGGTCGCCATTGAGTGTGTCATCAAGAATATAGGCTCCGAACCAGAGGCAAAAGTCAAACCGTCAGCCTTGTCTAACAGCTCTGTACATGCCTTGAATGCTGTATCACGAGCTAATGCTAACTGAGCGGCACGGGTTGCCTGTGCATTCTCTGTAATAGTTACCCTCTTACTTGGGTCAGAGGTGATAAACGATTGGAAAGAAGCAAAAAGTCCATTCAATACGTTGTAATTCTCCTTCGCAACGCCAGCGGTCAGTTGCTCATTCCCTGGACCTGAACCTACATTGCTTGCCTGAGTGTCCCCAAAGTAAGCAAACTTGTTAAAGTCCGTGTGAATAGTCTTCTCTAATTGGCTTGCTATAAATATTACAAATTGGTCACCATCTATATGCAACTTATCAATCCCCTTTACATTGCACCATTGCAAAATAGACTTTTCAAAATCAGCATAACACTGAGATATATTCACTCTCAATGGCTTAGGATCCCACCATCCTGTGCGTACTGGAATATTAAAAGGCACTGGCTCCATACCACAACCTGCATCCTTGCGAGTTACCCCCTCAGTAGCTCCATAATACCCATATTCCGTCTCTTTAGTTACACCCTCAACCACTGTCATAGCCTCTTTTATGTCAGCTAATCCCAACGAACGATCCTCAAGCAAGTCTTTTATATCCCTGATATACTCTTTTACCCTTGCTGGCTCTTTGATGAAATCTTTTATTTTTGTTGTTGCCATATTTTATCCTCCTTTCTTTTATTTCAAACTTTCATAAAGTTTCTTAAGTTCCTCAAAGCTGCGTTTCTTACCTCCATTAGTAGGCTCCTGACTCACCCCTCTTGGATTGTTCACCTCGAATTTGCTAGTAGTTTTTTTCATCACCTCAAATTTTTGGGATAAATCTTCTACCTTATCCATTACTGCCTTCAAGCATTTTGTTACAGTATTAGCGAACTCCTCATCTACCTTTTCAGGCTCTTCCTGTTGCTCTTTTTCTCGAATTTCCTTAATTCGTCCGCCTTCCACAACAAGGGTTTTTTCATCTTTCAAAAGATACTCCCCATCAGACAAGGCACTTTCATCACTTTGTCCATTGGTCGTCTTCTTTTTCACCTCGTCACCTTCGGCAGGTGTTTCCCCTTCTGTTACCACGGTGATAATATCACCATTGGCCAAGGTCAAATCTACATCAAATGCTTTTGCATCTTTAACTTTCTTTGTAAAGTCATTCATAAAAGCCAAAAGCTCTCTAACTATTTTATTCATACGCAATTTATTATTTTCTTTTTTGTTTTTCTCAAAAAAAAGCCCATTCGTAGCAGCAGGGTCATCTACAAGGTCAGAGGCGCACCAATCAATGAGTTTCAATCCTATTCCAATCTTATCATCATCACCATCCTTGTATATCTCATCTATAACATCGGCTTCTACGTAGATAGAGTTACCGAACATCTCTGGGCATTCCACCGCCATTCCCATTACATAGTCGAATAGGCTAATACCTCTACCTGTTACCTCTGTCTTTCTCGCTATATCTGCAAGGAACAGATCACCCACTAATCGTCCATCTGTTACATTAAAATTCTTGTACTTCCCAATAAATGAACCAAAAGAGCCCCCTGTAAAGGACGGGTGCTCAAATCGAGCCTTTATCTCTCCTTTCTTGTTTCCAAAATCTTTTAACTCATTGAGGAATCTTTCAGAGAAGTAGTAACCATTCTTATTAAGCCCCATATTAGCCAATGCAACGCCATAGATAACTCCTTTCTCTTTATCTATCTTACTTACATTCCCTTCTTGGTTATATGTACTGAATTTTATTTCCATGCGACAAAGGTAAGCCGTAAGGCTTTAATTGAGTGCAGGTAATTTCAGGCAATAATATTTAATGTTTATATGTACTTTTGTCTCCGCAATCAGCACTTTTTTATCATAAAGAAAATTAGGTTAAACAAGAAAAGCGTACCATAAATGGTACGCTTTTCTGTTTTTTGTTGTTATATTTTCCTATCTTACTTCCTCCTCATACATTACATCACCCGTCTCATTACACACCACCTGCACAATGCCACCCTTATAGTCAGCAAAGTAGCTGTGATTACTTCCATTAAATGCTAATATGTAATTCTTACAATAATCAAAGGTGCTTTCAAATCCTTTATTGTTACTATCACTATCATCATTAAAGATTACATCATAGGTTTTCTCAGGTATAGCCTTCAAAATTTCATTCTTTTGGAACTCTTCAAAATAAGTAATAATGATCTCATCACCTTTTACTTCGTAATCTCTTCGGTCTAAGTTAGCCTTAACCCATTCTTGATTAATAACATCATTCTTGATACTAAACTTTTTCATGATAATTTAATTTATTTGTTATACTTCTTTCTTTTTGACACTGCAAAATTACAAATAAAGTTTTAAATATACAAACTTTTAACGTGCTTTTTTAAAGAACACATGGTTAAACTTTTCTTAATTAAAAATTGCTTCCTTATACTTAAAATAATAATAAAAAAGTCCTTTTGTCCTTATCCCCATTTCTCTGTGTCCATTAATGAGGGCTGATACTTCTGCCTTTGCAATACCTAAATCTGATACCAATTGCTTATTTCCTATCTTATACCTATTCATTCGTTCCTGTATCCATTCAGGAGTGACCTCCTCCGCAGGGGACTGTATATATGGATAAGTAACCTTCCTTATCTGCCACCCTTCAAAATACGACCTGAATGTCTCTTCAACTATATCAACCATTCTTTTACCGTCTGCATAGTTATCCGAGGGGCTTTTCTCTTGGCTTATCTGTATATTCAATATCTTATCATCTGTGTTTATCTCCAATACTTTAAAGAAGATACGAGAGTATCTCCGATGTAATATTGCTGACTCCTCCAATCTCTCCAATTGCTCTTCGGATAACAATCCTTTTAGCTTGTGTAAATTCTTAATAATATTCTCCATCGTTTTTAAATTAAAAGGGGAGGAGTTACCTCCCCTTGTGTTAAAGTCTAATTTCCTTATTCTCGTCAAGAGAATAAATAGCTAATTGCTCATTAGCTCGCCCTATTTTCAATGCTTCTTGCAAGTCATTCACTATCATTACACAATCATAATAATACCGATTGGCTCGCTCATCAAACCACCCTCCCACAGTAAAGGTGCTCTGTTCTGCAATTTCTATCACTCTCTTAAGCCCCTCATCTCCGAAGCTGTCTTGAGTTAATCTCATCGCTACACAATACCCTTTTTTAGGGGTTTGAAAGTCAATGATTGAAATTGTAAATCCGTAAGGATTAGCCTTTGCAATCTCTTTAATTGCTGTAAATCTATTTTTCATAGACATTGCGCCGTTTATTTGCCCTGTCGGCTCATCAGGAATAAATGTTAAATGAACTTATTTGTCTTATTTTGACACTGCAAAGGTACAACAAAAGTTTTAATTATGCAAACTTTTTTAGGTTTTTTTCATATCTAACAGTGTTAAACTTTCTCTTAAAGAAATTAACTATTGGTAGGGGTCTATATTAGTAGCGCATTTATATTGTGTTTTTAGCCTTTCAAGGGTTTTTCAGTGGCATAATATAGTCCCTCTGTTTGCTCTGATTTGGTAATTCCACGCCGAATGTCGCAAGCTAACCTAATAGAACACCTTGTTCGCAAAGAAGCAGACACTTTGCAACAAAAGGAACAATATGAAACCAATGAACAACAAAAAAAGGAGGTCTAAAACCTCCTTTGCTTTATTGTTATCTGTTATTTTTTACTCCCATAATATGCCTCCCAATGTGCCAGCAGCTTCTCTGCGTGCTCCTTCGGAGTTACTTTGATATACTTGAGAAAGCTCGCCTCTGTAGTGTGTCCTGTGACCTTCATTATTGAGAGCGTTGGAAAGTTCATCAGATATAAGTTCGTTGCAAAGCTCCTTCTGCATGTATGAGAGCTAATAAGCTGCCACTTCTCATATATACCCCGCTCCTTGCGCTTTGTTACTGGGCTCATCAAGTCTCCTTCTACTTTGTCAATAAACCCAACTTCCTTACAAACTTCCTTTATCATCTTATTAAAATGATGTTCTTCCATAGGTTGAGGCATGCCTCTTTTTCGAATCATCTCCTTAATATGATGATGCAGAGGTATAACCACTCTTATACCTGACGAGTTGCGTGTCTTCTTGGGTTCTACCTCAATAAAATTACTGTCAGGGTCAATAGCTGGTAAATTCATAAAGTCTGACACTCGTAATCCCGTCCAAAGTCCCAATATCATCAAGTCTCTGGTCTGTTCATATTTCTTGTTATAGGAAAAGTCGTAATTAAAGAGCGTATCTATTTCCTTTTCTGACAGAGCTACCGACAAACTATTTGCCTTTGTTGTGGTAAATTCAGATATTCCATCACTCACTGTATACCCTTTCTCTTTTGCTTTTTTTAAAAATATCTTAATTATATGTACGTATGTACCTATAGAATTAAGGCTATTTTTCCTCTTATGTATACAGAAATCTATGAATTCGTCATTTAGCTCTTTGTTGTAACTATCTATGCTTATTCTTCTCTTTCTACTTTCTTCAAATTTTTTAACTACTCTGTTCGTGTTAATATACGACATTATCCTCGAATAACTATACTCTCTCCCTGTATTCTTATTGATAGATCCTCTAATCCCCTTCAATATATCATCTACAAAATCGGTTAAGTATTCAAATTCTTGCGGTATCTTCTCTGGCTTAAAGCGCTTATCAAAGTCTAATTTTAACCTTTCACGACTCACTTTCTCCCCATTGAGTTTGTAGTTATCAATGAGAGTTATAAGGAAATCGTGATATTGCATTATATAAGTAGTAATCTTTCTCAATCGCACACCATCCGAGCCTTTTCGAGATTTGGGCATACGAGCAGAGAAGTCCCAATCATTCGGATTAATAACCTCCCCTGTAGAGTACTTAAATATTTTTTTTTCATCCTTAATGTAATACTGAATAATAATAATCGTATCTTTGTCCCCGCTTGGCTCTTTTAAGTAGAAATACATAACTCATCTTTTTGAGAGTGCAAAAATACAAAAAAAGGGTAAGTATAGGGGTAAGTTACGATATTATTTTTTAGCTAAAAAAACATCAATAAACAACTACACCTATAGTAATATATTTAATTTCAGTGTATTTTAATGACTTTTACAATCATTCACCATGTTAGAACTCTTTAATACCCAAATAAAATTAAAAATACAACATGCTGAAAATCAATAATTATAAAATTTAGTGTTAAACTCAGTGGTAAGTTTATCACTAAATTTTTTTTGACATTCTCGCTACGATTGATCGAACAGCTCCTACACTTATACGAAAGTCTTCAGATAATATTACATACCTATCCATCTTCGGAGTAGTCATACTCTTATAACTTTCATATAACTCTATATCGCGAAAGACAGTACATGGAATATTATACCCTTTCTTGTATACCTCCCTCATTCCTGCTTCTATCTCTTTAAGTTGATCATATACTATCATTCCCACTTATTTAATTCACATTTCTTATCATCTTGTCTTAGAAGTGTCGATAATGGACACCCACATATATCACACTTCATACCCTCTACCTCTTGCAAGGTATAGTCAGGCATGAATTGTTGGTAAGTACCCTTCACAGCATGAGGACACTGAGCGCATATTTGCGCCCGTTCCTTTGCTTTTTTCTCTGTTTCTGAGTTGGGAAATAGGTAATTATCCCACCCTTTAAGTATTGCTTTTAATTTTATCATAACTGTTGAACTGGTAAGAAGTTAGTATTATTACCCGCTACAACTCCACTCTTTACCATACCCTCGGAAGTCCCTGCTGTAGCTCCTTCGTATGCCCCTTGTGTGGCTCCTGCTCTCGCTCCCTGGTACGCACCTTCTTGAGTACCCTCCAATGATCCTTGTTGAGTGCCTTGTAAAGCCCCTTCTCTTACCGCTTCTGTCAGCTCTGTAAAGTCTATATTAGCATTTACTTTAGCCTGTCTTACTATATCCCCTTGTGCGAAATAGAAGGGTTTATTAACTCCTCTTCTTGTAGAGTTGTTAATGAGTTCGAGAATTGGGAAATATCGTGCAGTTGCTCTCTTGTTTACTACAAATTCACCTCCCTCCATCTCATAGCCGCCAACGCCTGCTACAGAGAAAGGCACCCCACCCTCTGCATGACTTCTGCCACTAACAGGACCACCTTCTGCATATTTGACCGTTGTACTCATTATCTTATTTACATTCAGAAATCCCATCGCTCCTGTTATCCCTGCCATAATTGCATTGTATGGAGGAGGGTATGCTGATAGTGCCTTGGTAATCCCTAAGTATGTATTAATGGTAGCTTCAGCCACCGCAGCTGCCTTGCCTACTGCTGTATGTTCTCCAAATAACTGCTTAGCTTGTCCAAAGGTAGTACTTGCCAATTGCATTTTACTTTGTTCTACTTTCTTGCGTTGTTCCAATATTTCAAGGTCATGTTTACGCTCAGTTTGCGTCCTCATTACTTGGTATTGGTCTTCTGTTATCTTCTTGTCGGCGAGTAGCTGCTCTATACCTTGCATTTCCTGATCGTGTCGCTGGCTCATCTGTTCAGCTTCTATATCCCATTGGTACGCCCCTTCCTCTTGCATCTTAAGGAGCTTATCTTGAAAGTCTAACTCCCTCTGCACCTTCTCATCTTCTCGTTGTTGTTGCTTGAGTTGCTTGTCTAATTCAATACCTTGGTTATCATATTCCTGCTTGAGTTGTAACAGGGACATCTCATGCGCTTGCTGTTGTTCATAATCCCACTGGTTAGCCTCCTCCTTGAGTTGCTTCTCCTTCTCCAATGCATCCACCCTCATCTGGTAGATAGCTGCTTGCCGTTCTTGTTCTTGTGTTACTATCTCCGCTGTTAGTCTCGCTTCCTTGCTTATTTTAGATTGGTTCATTTGCTCATACAATTCGAGTTCCTTTTGTACGGCATTAATGGATAATTCAACCTTCGTATTAGCAAAGTCCTTCTCTAACTTCCTTTTCTGTTCCTCGTATTCTTGACGGCTTACAATTCCTTTCTTTCGCTCTTCTTCAAGCACCGCCAATCTATCATTTTTCCCCTTTTCCTCTATCCGTAAGCGCTCTTCCAATGATTGCGCTACTGCTGAATTACTCTCTACATATACATCTATTGCTTTTTTCTCCGCGGATAATCGCTCTTTGAGCTGTTCCATGTATCGCTTATTTGCTTCCTCTCGCTGTTTCTTCTGCTCGTCAAGCATTGCCTTATGTATCGTATTCACCTTATTATTTTGTGTTGTTTCAGCTTCTAACATGGCCGCTGTCTTTTCAGCTAATTCCGCTTTCTTACGAGCCAACTCCGCCCTATCTGCATCGCTTGTATCATTACTTGCAAATTTAAGGTTTAACAGCTCTTGTTCTAATCCATTTCGTTCCCTTGCCAATGCGTTAATACTCCTCTGTATCTCTATACTCTTCCTTGCAGCTTCCTCTCTTTCTTTAAAAGTCTTAGTAGTGTCCTCGGCTATCTTATTTTGTGCCTTAAATTGCTCCTTAAGTGCAGCTGTTTGCTCGATAAAGTCAGCTTCGGATGCTGATAGTTTTTGATTTATCTCCTCTATCCTTGCTCCTCGCTCCAGTGCTTCATTGATGGTATCTTTCATCTCCTTACCCATCTGCTTCATTGACTCTATGGACTTCTTAACCTCTCCGGTCAAGTCTTTAACTCCTGTTACTGTCTGTAGTGTGCCTTCACCTACCTGCTTGAGCCCTTCTTTTATATCTCCTGTAAGGATACTGCCTAATCCCTTGAATACATTCACCACCCCATTGATACGATTCATTACTTGACCTTCGATGAACTTTAATAAGTCATCTAATATCTTCTTAGGATGGGTGAACGCTTCAACCAACGCCTTACCTACATTCTGCACTACTCCCCATAAAGTTTGAAATACCACCTTCAGTGGAGTTATTACCCTTGCAACCTTATCTATACCCTCTTGTGTGCTTGTAAGATACGCCACAAGGCTACCTAATAGAACAATAATAGCTCCTAACCCCGTACTTACAAGCACCCCTCTGAATATTTTCATTGCTAAAGAACTCTTTGCAGTGGCTGCTGCTGTGGCATTCATGGCTGTTGCTGATGCCTTGTTGTAATTAATGTAATTCATGATGATAGTCGCAAGCCCTGACATTTTGGATTTCATAGATTCGAGGTTTGCGATAATACCATTTAGGGATACCCCAAAGGAATTGTTATCCCCTAAAGCATCCAATATTGCCTGTTTATAGTTACCTACTTCTACTTGTGTATTTCCTATACTTTTCTGTAGCTCCTTATATGCCTTATCTTGTTCTTGTATAGTAGCTAATAAGGCTTTACCTTCTGCGCTTTCTCTCTGCTCAGCTGACATTTCCGAATAAGCCTTCTTATTCTGAGATAATGCCGCGGATAACTCCCTAATTGACCCAGTTAGGAGTGTGTTAGATTGCATAGCTGCGCCATTTGCGGCTACATTTGCCTGCATAATACTTTCATACGTACGCAGGTCCTTTTGAGTTTCCTTTTGTACAGCTGTAAGTTGTGATAGTTGTTGAGTATATTCCTCCACGGATATATTACCCTCTGCGAAATTCTTCTTGAGGGCCTTCATCTCTTCGGCTATCTCCATGAGTTTCTTTCGTGTCTCTCCAGCCTTCTTAGTGACCTCGTCTACATCTATATCTAATTGTGCGATTGTTGTTGCCATCTTATATTATTCTATTGGTTCTATCTTAATTAATTCTACCACTGCCAATCCATGTGCCTTGAAGGTGATTTTGTTAGGTAAAAATATCCCTCCAAGTTGCATAATGTATATGCGCTTGAAAAAGTTGAATTGATGAATATCAAGCGCGGTTAGGTTCATCTCGCATGTATATACTCGCATGTGATTGAGTACATTATTAAAGTTACCATAATAAGACTCTATGAGCTTATTCCATCGCAAGTTCAAAAATGAGGAGTGGCAAGGAATAAGATAAAAATCGTTTATATTAATATCATCCCCTTTTATTGTCCCTTTATCTTGAAACAGCAATTCATCAGCAGTAACATTGAAGATGTGGAATCTATTATCTTTTGGTTTGTAACTTATTTTCACTCCTCCACCTTCTTCTTTTACTTCTTTTTCCCAGAAGTGAAATTCTTCCAATACATTACTATCGTATTGAAGTTTCTTTGATTTTTCAATATCAATCCCTGCAAAGAATTTACCCTCTCTTTCCTTCTTGAATGCGAGTAGATCATCATTTATCACCATCACCCCATCTGCTCCGAATTGCTTATTCTCTTGCTCGTCATACTTCTTGTATAGGAAATGATTACGCCTTGCATAGGATGCTGTTGGCACATGAAATTCTAAGTTTGTGACCCTTACAAATTGGTCTGTCCAATCTATTAGAGGAGCTTCATTAAGTCTTTCATCTACAGTAAAGAAGTGTTGCACAGGGTCGTCTATATCTAATTTCATAGCGGTAAGCCCAAACATAATCATCAACTCTTTGAACAGGTCTAACATAGAGAGGTCGGATACCATCTTATTAACATTCTGCAGGGAGGTTTGTTCGATTTTGAAATCTATTCGATAAGCTCCAATGTTTCCCTCTGGAACAGTTCCTCTAGTTTTTTTGTTTATATATCTCAATCTCACGTATAACCTATCTCCTGCTGACAAATAATCAGGTATCTTTATAGTAAATGCCCAACCTCCTGTAACTCCTTGCCTTCCTGCTGCATATTCCCACTCTGTTATATAACCACCTACCCCATTCTCTGTGGAGCATATAGGATTAATATCATCATTTTTGTAAATCTCTACATAAGTAATACCTCTATCAGGATCACTTCCCCCTTGTACTATCCCTGACAAATTTAAATCCCAAGAACCAAAACTATCTAAAGGCATTGTATAGAATGGTGTTTTTTCTCTCTTTTTGAAAATCTGCGAAGGATTACGAGGGTTATTTATCTCCATATATGATTCTATAGAGTTATTATTAATTCTTTTCGACGAGTCTCCTCCTTTATAAGTATTACTATCACCTTTAAAGCTAACTAACACCCCTTTTGGTTCCCCTGTGTTAAGCACCTGAGAGGTAGTAATAAATAAGGTTTTGAACATTTTGGAATCGAAAAACGACCCTTCAAACCTTTGCCCTGACATTCTCATTACTTCTTTAAAAATCCACATAACATGTATTGCGGGTGGACAGTAGTAGAAGTTATAAGCCCCATCTATTAAGGTATCTCCTCCATATTCAGCCACTGGATATAAGTATCCTATATTATAATTATCCTCGCGGTCTCTGATAGTCTCTAATGCATAAGTTTGAGAAGTGCTTGTTATTACATCTGCATTCTTGCTATGGTTCAACTTATTTCCTATTATATCGGATAACTTATACAAGTTCAACCAGTGGTAAACATCTTTCGTTTCTTCGTGAAATGCAAATTTGTATGTATCATTATATACTCCCATAAGGTAGCCTCTGGCGTGTCGTACAATTGGTACGCCTTCCACAAGTACTTCTACTTCCTCGTAAGCTCTTTGAGGTCGTCCACTTACACTACCTACCATGCCTGCATAATCGAATATCTCGTTATTGTTGGTGCTCATAGGTAGGTACATAACATCTGAGCATGAGAATTGCCGTGTATCAAATGAAAAGAAATCAGCACATTGCATATTCCAAGTAAACTCATCATTGAGCAAGTCGGCTTCTTGCCCATCTATAATTAATCGTATCATCTTTTTGTTATTATTTGTTGTAATCTGTTCTCTACATTCTGCCTAATAGTCTTGTAATATAGGCTGTAAAATACTACATTGTAAGGCAATTCTTCTATTTGTTCGTATCTCAGGACATCACCTTGCGCCATTGTGTCAATAGTGGCAAGGTCGTTGAATGGTTGTAACTGATCGGCTCCTGCTTGTTGTAGCTGTGCTTCGTATGGGCTTGGTTCTCCTTGGAAAGCCTTATACTCTTGTTCAAGAACTCGCTTTACTTCATTAGTTAGGTGCTTGATACATGCATAAAATCGATACACATTCATTCTTGATGGGTGCTTTATCTTATATACCTTCTTGAATGCTTCTGTAACTTGAGAGAGCTCCCCGCTGCTCATTAGGTCTATTATCTCTCGCACTTCTCCCCATGTGAGGTCTGTTATATGTTCTATACCATGCTTTTTCTTCCATCTCCAAAAGCCTCGATAAAAGAAAGGCAAAGGCTTAACTACTTCTAATAATAGAGTAGTTTCCTTTTGCCTTTCATTTGGCATGAGTAGATATTGTAGTAGTGTCATCTGAATATTGGTTTAAATGTCTTTTTTGGTTTTAAGTCAAAGTATTCTCGCATGAGTATCATGTCACGATAATCTGGGCTTCGTCCTATGTTCTGTTTTATCGTATCCTTGTTAATCACTGACAGCCTTTGCCCGTCCTTGTTGTCACTCTTTATCTGTTCCAACTCTTCTATAATAAGCTCTTTTGTCTTCTCTGATAGCTCAGCGCTAATATATATGCCGTTATTATTGATACGCTCGGCTAACTTGTACAAGCATTGCGTTTGCAGATTCTTGTAGCTGGTAGGTTGCCTGTTCTCTTCAAAGGGTGTACTGTTGTTCTTAAAGCCTACAATACCCGTATTATCCACAACCCCTCCACCTACACCATCATCATCGGCTATACAATTGCTCTTAGGGATATTGTACTTCATTCGCAACGTGTTGATGATTGATTGTATCTCGGTAGTTGCTGAAGTCGCCAATGTATATATCTCTATTAATTCCCATCCCTTCCATACACCTATAACACACAAGTCAGAGCCAAAGCGTGCAATATCCGCGGATAGGTACATTTCCTTATCTATAGGTATTTGGTCATTCTCAAATATAGCCAGTATCTTATCATAGTCACATAAAGCATTAGGATCATCATCATATTCCCATAGCCCATGCAATAATCGCTGTTTCTCTGCCCCCCGTAATGTACTTTCTAAGTTCTGAATATATTCTTTTGGTAACATCTTATTGTCATAAGGGAGGGCCTGAATAAACGCCCTTCTCTTATCAAGTGTACCATCTTTGTGAGGTGTGTAAAATTCCTTATATAGAAAATTCTTAGAAGGATTAGCAGTGATGAGTAATTTACCTTTCAAGTTATACTCTCTATTCTTCCATCTACCTATTGATATTTTGAGGTTTGAATAACTGTCATAATCAAACTCCCCACCCTCTTCTATCCAACCACGTGTAAATTGCATTGACCCCAATCGTTGGTATTGTGGATCGCTTGGTAAGTACCTACAATCTAATAACAACACTCTTGATCCGTTGAATAGCTCAAAGTAATTATCCTGCCCATTGTATTTCCACGCTTCTTGTGGTATATTCCATCCATTGAGTACTTCGTGAATGCTTGGAATTGTAAAGCGTCTCAAATCGTTCAACTGCTTACGAGCAATAAAGTACTGTGTGTTTGGGTACATAAAAGCATCGGCAAATATTAACGAGCAACCAATAAAAGACTTCCCCCCTCCCTTGGCTCCTCCATATAGCACCTCGTCAATATCATTATTAGCCCACGCTTTACCACATTCTTTTTGTTTGCTGTTTCCATTACTATTAAACTCAAGTACTACATTACGCATAAGTGATTATTTAATTATTATCCCAGTTACTTGGAAAGGCTGTAAGTCCTTTCCATCCTTACCCGTCACCTCTTGCTTACTTCTTAAGTTCCAATCATCAAACTTGCGCTCTATTATCCAAGCATACTTCTGCCATTTATCATCATCGCTTTGGAGCTTTTTAAACAAGTTCTTTTTTTGAATGGTTAGGGCTTTTTTATAAAGGCGCATAAATTCAAAATATAAAGGGTCTTTTACATCCCCTGCCTTCCAGCTTTCAAATGTTCTATCTGCTACTTGTTGCTTTTCTTCAACCAAATCATTAGTAAGCATTCTTAGTTCATCATCGGTTAGTATAATGGCGTTAATATCCTCATTTACCACCTTCTTAAAAGATTCTATCCAAGTAAGGAGCTTTGTTGGTCTTCCTCTTGTCTTTTTGGTTTCTGTACTTGATTTAGTTTTTTTCATAGTGTATATAATTTAACAATGATTATTGTATATAATTTTTTTTCATCTCTTTTTCAATAATATCCTTAAACTCGTCAAAGCTGTAACATACAGCGTAAGTATGCCCGAGGGTTTCGGCAATTTTCTGAAAGTCTTTTTGGTTGTCAGTTTGTTTGTTCCCTTTGACTTTCATCTCGATATAAAGGCTTTTACCTTGTGGGAACATTATTACTAAGTCAGCCACTCCCGCTAATACCCCCTCAGTCTTGAGGCGTTGCGCTTCTCGAATGTTTCGACTTCCACCATTAGGGACGGCGTAAATAATGAGGTGCGGGTATTGGTATCTGAACCATTTTACACAGGATGTTTGAAGGACACTCTCTTTCTGCATGATGATTTGTTAATTATTCATAGCGCAAAGATACAAAATATATTTCAATTACAAGCAAATTTTTCAATATAACTAATTGAAAATAAGAGCGTTTACAGGTGTAAAATACACTTGCAAACGCACTTATATTTTACGTTGTCATTTGTTAATTACTCGTAAAATACTGCCTTTCCTAACTTATTAGCTACAGCATACTCAATTCTTGCCCCTTGGCTATCCTCCCAGCCTTGTAACATATATATCCCCTCACAGTTTATAAGGTCGATGATGTCTTTGGCTATATGATCCTCCCATGGGTCGTGTTCGGATAGTCCATTACAAAGAGGATTGACAACCTCGTGACCTAATGATTGGAGCTTGTCTGCTACATCACTAAATCGCTTGCGTGTGTGAGTTAGGTCTGTGCCGCTAATCTTTCCTGAGATATATAATTTCATATTCTTAACTTTTTGACAATGGTTTGCACTTGTTCCTTGAGTTGTGTCCTTGTACCTGTATTATCTATGATAAAGTGAAAATCACTATCAGGCACATCGTCGAGGTCTATTTCGGAGGGATGGGTATCCCTATTGCCCATTCTGCATTTCACACGGATAAAGACAGGGTCGAGTAGTTT